ATTACTTATGATTCTCTCCTGTTGCCTAACTAATTAATACGCTGCGGCGCGCACTTACTACGCCAGTATACAGCAGTAAAAGACAGGACTACCAGTCGCTAATTAGTTAGGTAACATGAGTGATTCACAATCGCTCGTCCTATGTACATTTAATTATGTCTTGTAAACCAAGTACTCCAGAGTTATTCACTCTCTGTTCAGTGTGTCCTTACGATGGTACAACTACTGTTCTAGGTATCTTTGAAGATTTGGATGCTGTTTATTATAGAATGAAACAAATGTATTCAAGTTGTGGTGATGAATACCGCATTGAATGTTTTCATTTATCAACAGCAGAGATGGAATCTAAAAAGTACAACGAACAGCAAGTGAACCGTGCTAAAGCCAAGCTTGAACAGCAAGTAGAGAACAAGGAGGCAGTAGCTAATGACAAGTAAGCGCAGAAGAACATCAGCAACAACTAAAGTTGCTCCTACATCTACTGAGCAATTACCTGTTGTTATCACTGAAGAACGTAGGAATGTTAAGGAGTTAACACTCTTTGAGGTAGGTTTACTACCATTCCTATACTTAGAGGCAGCTGTTAAGTATGTCTTTAATTACATCAATGAGAAGTATCCACTTAAAAATTGAATCTCTCTCAAAAGCCTTCGGGCTTTTCTGAGGGACTCACCATCCCTCTCCACTTAATATGGAGTACAAATGAAAAGAGTAACCATAATTAATTATGTTGATGGTTACTATTACTACCCTGAACTTTCACAATCGCACAAGCCTATGAAGTATCATGTTGAATTATCATCAGGTCGAGACTTTATCATGGAAACAGAAGGTAGTGTCTATGACATTGCTTATGATGCCTATGAAGAGGCTTGTCTAATGGATGATTACCTTGTAAATGTTACACCTATTGAAGATGTCTAAGAAGAAATACTATCCTAACAATTGGAGACAGTATAAGGACTCACCAGACGATATGTTCTTTTCCATACCTTTTGATGAATTCATGAGTTGGAAAATAGCAGGATGGGAGTTACCGTCATCCGTAGCTTGTATTATACGTGAAGATAACCTTAAAACAGGAAAGGTTACAGAACATGTATATAGTACAGTAGGGCATGGTAAACGGAAAGCCCGTGCTATCATGGCTAAAGGTGAGAGTGAGTTTACAGTTTGTACTCCTCAAGCCGTACACTTTATGAAACCGGAGGAATATGATCCATTCGACGACCCGCTCGCTTAAAGATATATATGATTATGCTAGCAAAGCTATTAATGAAGTATCTGAAGAACATCCACATAGTGATGAGATAAAGCAATTATTAATAGATCAAGTCAACGACGAGCTACATGATTACAACAACACCACAGTACCTCATAGATGAACAGGTACAATTAGAGCGTGACCAAATAAGTCAAGGACTCAAGAGTCTTACTGACAATACTATGAAGTTAGAGGATAAAAGCTATGCTTCTGCTTCTGTTTATGGTATTGCTTCAATAGACACCATCTTACCTTTAGTAGTTAAGCGAATAGAAGAGACTAATAGAAGGATACATGAGGGACACACAGGTATAGCATTCAAAGATATTCACAATCGATTGGCCGATATAGAGCCTCTAGCAGCCGCTGCAATAGCTTGCAAAATTACCTTCGATAAAGTATTTAGTTTCAAGGAAGGCAGTAATTTTGCGGTTAATGTATGCGATTCTATAGGTCATGCCATAGAAGATGAATGTCAGATGCGATACTATGAGGAAACAGCTCCAGCCTTATTAGAAACACTCAAGAAGAACTATTGGCATAAGTCTAAAGGGACTCAACAGAAGATCATTTCCATCCAGACTCTAATGAATAAGTCTGATGTTAGGAAATGGGAACATTGGGGACGTGCTTTACGTGTTAAATTAGGTGGCTGGCTGCTTGACTGTATTATGGAGTCGAGTGGTTGGTTCTACAAACAACCTATAAGGGAAGGACGCAAGACAACTGTTTATGTGTTACCTACTCCTGAATTCCTTGATGTTAAAGATGAAGTGATGGCAAATGCAGAGCTCTTCTCTCCTCTTGCGTGGCCTATGCTTATAGAACCAAATGATTGGGAAGCAGATGGCACGGAAGGCGGATATATACTGAATGAGGTTATGAAAGGTCATGATCTTGTGAGAAGGGGCGAGCGCCACCGTATACAGGGAGAAATACCAGTGGACTTTTTGAATAAGATTCAGAAGGTCGGGTACAAGCTTAATCCTTTTGTTGTAAAGACTGCGAGGTTTTTAGAAGAGAAGGGTAGGAATGTTGGGAAGTTTCTCCCTATAGTTGATTACCATCTACCACCAAAACCAGTAGATATAGCAGAGAACGAGGAAGCTAAGAGAAAGTACCGTCGTGATGCTGCTGAAGTAATGAATAAGAGAGCGCAGGAAGTTAGACGGACGTGTAGAACACGGATGACTATGAAGGCGGTAGATAGGTTTGAAGATAGAGAGGTCTTCTATATACCTTGGAGTTTTGACTACCGTGGAAGGGCATACCCTATTCCTGCATTCCTCACACCTCAAGACACTGACTTCGGCAAGGCACTGATAAGATTTGCTAATGAATCAGTTGTCGCTAATGATGCTCATAAGTGGTTAGCCTTTCAAGTTGCTACTACTTATGGTAAGGACAAGGACACATGGGAAGAGAGACAGCAATGGGTATTAGATAATGGTGGTCTTATTAAGAATGTAGCTACAGATCCTATCACTTACTTACCAGATTGGGAGAAAGTTGAGGAACCTTGGCAATTCTTAGCAGCATGTGATGAGTATTATCACTGTGTTGTCTTAAAAGATAGAAAGACTACTGGATTACCTGTTGCAACAGACGCTACATGTAGTGGTCTCCAGATATTAGCAGGTTTGGCTAGAGATAAATCAACTGCAAAGTTGGTTAATGTCTTACCTTCACCTCGTCCACAAGATGCTTATGCTGTAGTAGCTGAAGTATCTAAATGGAATATCCCTGAGAAGCTGCATGAACACTGGGATCGTAAGTGCGTAAAGAGAACGGTTATGACCATTCCGTATAACGCTAAACCATATTCTAATCGTTCATATATTAGAGACGCATTATTAGAGAAGGGTGTAGAAATAGATAAGGATGATCTCACAATCGTTGTTCAAGCTGTTAGAAAGGCCATGGCTAATGTAGTTCCAGGCTGTCTACAAGTTATGAAATGGATTGAAACTGAGGTAGCAAACGCTCTTAAACGTGGAGAAACACACCTAGAATGGGTTACACCATCTGGATTTGTAGTTGTTCAACGTTTAATGAAGAAGAAAACAGAGACCATTGACCTTAAATTACTAGGTAGATGCCGTCTCAAGGTCGCTACAGTAGATGGAGATCAAGTAGATAAGAACAGACATAAAGCTGCTACAGCACCTAACCTTATCCATTCGCTAGATGCATCGCTATTACATCTAAGTGTAAGACGATTCGATGCACCAATAGCACTCATTCATGACAGTGTATTAAGTAGAGCTACAGATATGGGTCTCCTTGCTACAATAGTAAGGGAAACATACATGCATCTATTTGCTGAGCATGATTACTTAACCGATTTCGCCTCACAAATAGGGGCTGAAACTGATCCACCGATCATAGGAGATCTGGAACCAGAATCCGTGATTGATTCAACTTATTTCTTTTGTTAAATGCACCACTATTCACTATTCGATAGCTTTTTCAGACCGCCTACTATATTAGTTGTCTCGGAAGAGAGACTACAGAAGGCAGAGAAAGAGCAGAAACAGAAACAACTAGACGCACTTGATGAGCGTATTAGACAGCTCAACGAGTACAGAGGCGAGCTAGCTAAAGAGTTAGAACCACAATCCTTAGAAGAGGCACTAACTGGTGACTAGAAACGTACACGTAACTAAAAAACCTGTAACACTTGAGGGATTTCAAGCAATACTAGCACCTAGTAAGTTTGGTTATTCACTCTCGGCTGTTGTTGATGAGGATCTCATTGACAAACTAGAAACAGAAAGGACAGATGTTCTTAAATGGGCAGAGTCCAAACTGAAGAACCCTAAGAGATCCACGCTCAAGCCTGAGCCATGGGAAGAACTCTCAAAGGGTAAATATAAAATTAAGTTCTCATGGAATGAGGACAATCGTCCGCCAGTGGTAGACACTGAGGGCACACAAGTAACTG